AGAGCCACTTGTACCATTTTCAATTAAGTGAACTCTGTTAAGTGTGTTAGGAGCTATTGTAATCGTACAGGCTGAATCCAGTGTTCCTGTGTATTCAATGTACATCGCTCTGCCGGGGTCAGTTGCTCCGTCTGCTACTGTGGTGGTATGCGTATCAGCGTTGGTAGTGATGCCTTCTGTTCCATAACCCAGTGCTTCACCAATCAATTCTAAATTCGTATTCGTATTTGTGCCCCAAGAACCACTAGCATCTCCAGTAGCCATCTCATTAAGTCTTAAATCATTTACGTATGTACTAGCCATTTATTTGCCTCTTTTTTTTTACGCAACCTCTTCCCAATTGGGAGTTTGAGTTTCTGTTACATTAGTATAGTTGGGAGTTTGTGTTTCATCAATACGTGACCAAACTAAAATTGTTCCAACCGATCCTGTTGCGTTTTGTCCTATTGGAAAAACGTTTGCTTCTGCATCTACTGTTACATTTCCTAGAGTGCTTGTTGCAGCATTTAGTGTAACAGATAAATTATTGTTAGATACTGTTGTTGCAGTACCTAAAGCACTTGTGCCTGCTTGCCCTGTAGGAGTTACATTAGCTTCGCCATCTACTTCAACCGATAAACTTCCTACGCTGCCCACAACTCCAGGTACGCTAGCAATTGCTTGAGCGTTAACACCGGCAACGGGTGCGCCTGTTGTTCCTACTAAAGATGCTGGAGTTACATTTGCTTCTGCGTCTACTGCAACCGTACCTAATGCTGAAGTTCCAGCACCTGGTGCTGTAAGTGTTACTGGTAAAGGTTCACCAAAAGTTAGCTGTCCCCAGGTTCCTCGACCCCAACCATTGATATTAGCCATTTAAGGCCTCGTTAAGCGATTCTAATGATCGCTGTGCTTGCTGCAGCTGCTGGAAATACAATTGTAAAGTCTCCTGCTGTAGAAGTTTTGTCACCACCAAAGTCAATTGATGCAACTGATTTATCACCATTAGTATCGTTATAAATCATACAACCTCTAGCAGTAACAGTAGCTGTACCAAAAGTTAGATCTGCAAAGTCTGTAAACCCTGTAGTTCCAGAACTTGTTGGTGCAACTTTAGTCAAAGCGTTTCCACCCGAAGTATAGTTAGTACCAGTTGCTTGCCCGGTTGTAGTAAAAGCTGTAGTAGCTGCGCCTAACGTGGCTGAACTTGTATATAGAGCAAGTTTAAAAGCATTACCGTTAGTAGCAAAGTTATGTGTTGCTGTTAGCAGTTCTGTCTTAAAACTTGTAGTTAATGTTGATGTAATTGCCATTTAAGTACCTTTTATTATTTTTGCTAAATCCTCTGCATCTCCTTTTATTAATTCTTGAATTAGAGATGCCTTATATGATTTTATAGCATTATTCAAGTAAATCAAACACACTTTATAAATTAAATCTTTGTACGCTCTAGCTTGTTCTTTTATATGAGGAGCACTGTCTTCTGAATAACCAATTATTTTTTCAGTTAATTGTTTTGCCCAGAACTCAGGAGGATGACCTCCAAAGTTTGTTGTTGCTATCTCTACTAAACCTAACTCTGGAATACCGTCTGGAGTAAGTTTATCTACCACTTTTTTGGCTCTCCAATTTTTGGTTCTAAATGGCTGTCATTTCTATCAATCAATATGGGTTCTTGTTCTTTTTCTTGTTCTTGCATTGCCATAGCTTCACTTCTTTTCATAGAAGTCATAAAGCCTTTTCCATCTGACATAGTAACTAAAGGATCTTCAAGTCTGTGGTATCCGTATAGTCTTTCTTCTGCAATTACGTCTGTATCAAGTAATGCACTTGTTTTTGCAACTTCAACCTTAACGCCCAGGTGCATGGCTTTAGATAGCCAAAACTCACAGCATGCTCTACCAGATTCTGCAAAATGCAAATTACCTTTATAACTAAAGTCTATTCCAAACATTTTTAATGTTGATACTTTGTTCCACAAAGCAAAGGCTATTGCATAAGCCACTGTATTGTTTATATAACAACAATTAAATTCTTCTAATATTTCGTTGATTGGATATTCAATTAAGTTTTTACACCTATCATCTAACATGCATGTATAAATAGGATTTTCACCATTTAACAATATTTGTGTTACGCCATCTGTTTGGCCACCAGCGTCATCTGTATCTAAGAATCTACCCGGAGGGTCCATCATAAATGTTCTGTCATGATATATAACAGATCCAACTCCGTTAATAGCCCACACTTCATCAAAGTGTACTCCGTGTGATTTAGCTAAATTGTAATCGTGCCAACTTTTACCAAGTCCTACAATAGCAACGCTTTTGCCTTCTAGGCTTTCAATTTTCTCCATATCTCTCTCCTTCTATGTAACGTTAGTTCTAAGTGAATCGTATCTGTATTCGTCTTTTCTTCCTCTGGCTTCAGCCATATTTTTTAATCTTTGAATTTCTTGACCAAATCTTGTTTCATACAATACTTGTATTTCAGGTTCACCTTTCATAAAGGTATAAGCTTCTATTAACGATCCATAAAGTAGTGCGTTACGAGCATTTTGAGAAATCCAAGTTCCTGTTGTTTGTGAAGTTAAACTAACCGGTTTATATAAATAATGTATTTCAACGTTGTAATCTTGATCTGGAACCGGTGAAACTATTAGAGTAGATCCGTTATTGCTTGCAGTAGAAAGATCTTTATCAAAATCTGCATAATACAAAGGTCTTCCTCTTTCTGAGGTATCTACTGCGTCATTAGAATATTCACGCATAAAGCTAGTGTGTTTCTTATCTAAGTAGTGGTAATCGTTATTACTATCTATGATAGCTAAAGAAAAACTAAGTTTAAAATCTGAAGGAGCTGTAAGATAAGTATTTCCAGTGGTTAAATTACCTGTTACGTTTTTTCTAAAATAATCAAATTCAATCAACTCAGAAATTCTTTCTTCAGTATTAATAATCATGTCATTCAACGTATTAACAAAAGTTGTTTCTTCGTTTTCTACATAATTTTGTATAAGTGTTTTTAATTCAGATAAAGTCATAATGTAATTGTAACTCCTCCAACTGAACCTGTCATTCCATCTACTTTAAAAATTGAACCAATAATATTTGGGTCCATAGAATTACCTTTTTCAATGTTACTGTAAATTACAACAACAAAACCCTGACCAACTCCAACGTCTTGGCTTGGTCTAGGTTTGTACAAAGCCTCCGGGTCCATTACGTGAGGTAAAGGTTCTAGCTGAGGGTGTTTAGGTTCAAAACATGTTCTGCATGTTTTTAAACCATTCCATTCTTCTCTTAATGTAGAAAGTTTATATTCAAAACCGCACCTATCACAAATTGCTTTTGCGTGTTTACCAAGTGCATACGCCATAATTACAGACCTGTTCTATATGGAGCAATTCTAAAAGAAGATCTATCTTCATCTTGACTTAAGGCTCTTTCAAATTCTTCTTCATACATTTGTTTTAACATTACCACTCTTTCTGGAGCTTTTTTAATTGATATGTAATATGCAAGTCCTGCTGCAAAACAAGGGTAAAACCTAAAAGGCATATCCATTGTATTAGTTCCTTTATCAGCATCGTCCATTCTTACAAGTTTGTTAAAGACCAATATGTCTGTGCTGTTCTCTGGAGCTGGCCATATTTTTAAAACAGGTGTAATTAATTTATTAAAGAAAAACTGAGACGGCCTAGATTTAGTTGATTTAGTTGGTATGTTTAAATACTCACTTCTACTAATTCTAGACATTTGTAAATCTAAGTCACTGCTGTTGGTGTTTCTTCTTATAGAACAATCTAGTATATCAATAACATTAGAATTTAATGTGTAATCTGTTTGTCCTTCAGTAACAGTTTGAGTTGCTTGATCTACAGTCCATTGGTTTAAACCTCTATTAGCCCATTCTGCTAACATAAGGTTTATAGATCTTTTTGCTGTTTTTAAATCATAACCGGTTCTAAGTTCTAATCCACATCTTTCAAATGCTTCTTCTACAAACTCAGCTACATTAGGTTCAAAATCTGTGCTGCTTGACGTTGCCATTATTTTTTACTTTTGGTTTTCTTAAGAGATTTTTCTATTTGTATTGCTTGTTTTAGATGAAGCTTTGAAGCTCCTTTTAACTCTTTAACGAGTTTTCTTTTTTGTGCAATTGATAATTCCGTCATTATTCATCCTCCGCATATAGATTATCAAAAATTTTGTTTACATCCAATGTATAGTCTAAATCAGATTTAGAATAGTGTATATGGGCAGATGGTTTAAAGTCTGGTGCTCCTGTTCCTGTTTCAAACCAAGCCGGGTGTGTAACCCTAACTCTGTTGTTTGGTAAAGCAACAATGTTACCTGTCCAGGGACCAGCATCTAACAATTCTAATACATGACTTTGTTTGTGTTGAGCTGGATCATCGGCTATTTCATTCTCTGAGTAATCTACTGTAAACATGTATTTAGCCGGATAGAAATTACCATCTATCTTTGCCATCCAAGGACAAGGAGTGGCTCTGTCTATAACGTAAACTGCATGATGATGTGATGAACAATCCCAAGGCTGTGCATCGTGTACTGCCATAGGTTCAGGCCATTCAGAAAAAGGTGTGTCTGCTACTAAAGCAGTTATAGGCATTCTAGCCCACATAGCTCCGCCATGAGCATTATCCTCTTCTTCACCTTCAGCTTCTATGCCTGTAAAGATAACCTGGAAACTTAAACACCTACAAGGCATTGTGGTTACAGCTACTACCATAGCGTGTAAGAACTCACCGTGGTATTTTTCGTGGTTATGCGTGTACTCTCTCCTAACCCAGCATTTAAAATGTGGGATATTACTTTGCAAATAAGCCACCTTAACTTACTTTTCCGCCTTTCTTGTACCCCTTAGACTTCATCATTCCACCCATCCTCATGCCTTTAGACTTCATCATTCCGCCTTTTTTCATTCCTTTAGACTTCATCATTCCACCGACTTTCATGCCTTTAGACTTCATAGCAGCTCCACCCTTTTTCATGCCTTTGGATTTCATCATCCCACCAACTTTCATGCCTTTGGATTTCATTTTACCGCCACTACTGTAGCCTTTTGTTTTCTTATACATTTTTACTCCTAAGAATATTTAGTTTTCTTTCTTCTGTTTGACATTACCTTACCACAACCTCTTGCGATTCTTCTTACCTCTCCACCGTTCTTTAATTTAACTTTAGCTTTTTTAGTGTTAGCAACAACAGTCTTACCTTTTCTCCCGGCTGCTTTCTTTTTTTTTGCTGTAGTTGAACGTTCTTCTTTAGATAAACTTTCTGCCTTTGCTCTAGGTAAGCACCTATCAGGATTTTTTTTATCTTTGCTTGTACCACATGGTCCTAAAATAGATCCATCAGTTCCAATACGAACCCAGTCTTGGGTACGCCATTGTTTAAGCTGTCCCATTATCTCAGCCTTTCTCTCATTACGATGCCTTGTCCTTTGATCTTAACAAGGCCACCTCT